CACAGAAGCATCTAAAGAAATTGCAAACTCAGATGGTAATGCTACTCCTTCAACTGAACGCCCTGAAAATGCGGAAGACCGTGTCTTTAAGAAACGTTATGACGATTTGAAAAGACACTATGATTCTACACTCGGAAAGCATAAAGATGAAGTTCGTACTTTAAGAACTCAATTAGAACATTCTACTAAGCATATTGTTCCACCCAAGTCAAAAGAAGAACTTGAGACTTGGAAAAATGAGTATCCAGATGTTTATGATATGGTTGAAACCATTGCTATGAACAAAGCAGATACTCGTGCAAAAGAGATGGAGACTAAATATCAAAATCTTCAAGCTCAACAGGAGCAAGTGTCACAAGAAAAAGCTGAAGTAGAACTTCTTAAAATTCATCCTGACTATCAAGAGATTCGTTCAAAAGACGAGTTTCATGAATGGGCTACTAAACAAGATCCAGTTATTCAAGATTGGCTTTATGAAAATAAAGCTAATGCACAATTAGCAGGAAGAGCAATCGACTTGTATAAAATGGATAAAGGACTTGGGAAATATTCCAATAGACAGGAAAAGAATATTAAGCAAGAAGCTGCTAAAGTTGTATCTAAGACTAGAAAGGCTGAATCAACTGAAGGTGCTATACCTAAGAAAGTTTGGTCTAATGCTGAAATCAGTAAAATGAATGTTAATGAGTATGCTAAGTATGAAGAAGAAATCGATAAAGCTGTAAGAGAAGGTAGAATCCAACCTTAATACTAACAATATAATTGGAGGCTAACACATGGCTACAATGGGACTAGCTACTGGCTACCAAAATTTACCCTCGGGTAACTGGGTACCAGCAGTATATAGTCAAAAGGTTCAAAAGTTTTTCAGACGTGCATCAGTTGTTGAAGATATTACTAACACTGATTACGCTGGAGAAATTGAAAATTTTGGCGACACGGTAAATATCGTGAAAGAACCCTCAATTACTGTGAGTGACTACGCTAGAGGTCAAACTGTAAACACACAAACTTTGGCAGACGATAAGTTACAACTTACTGTCGACCAAGGTTCATACTTTGCGTTTAAAGTAGATGACATCGAAGAGAGACAATCACATGTAAATTGGGAGGCTCTTGCAACTTCTTCAGGTGCTTATTCGTTGAAGAAAAATTATGATTATAATGTACTAAAATACATTTATGATAATGCTTCAACTGATGCAACTAA